CTATCTTAGGCTTAGAAGTCATGCCGTCTATGCGTGCTATGATGACTGCTGGTCCAGCACTGACACGGGATAATACCTCTGGCTACAACTGTAGCTATCTCCCGGTAGACGATCCTAAGAGCTTTGATGAGGCGATGTTCATTCTGCTCTGTGGCACTGGTGTAGGCTTCTCTGTGGAGCGTCAGTACATCTCCAAGCTGCCAGAGGTTCCAGATACCCTCTTCGACAGTGAGACTACTGTAGTGGTCAAGGATAGCAAAGAGGGGTGGGCTAAGTCCCTGCGTCAGGTTCTGTCGCTCCTATGGGCTGGTGAAATCCCTAAGTGGGATGTCTCTAAGGTACGTCCTGCTGGTGCTAGGCTCAAGACCTTTGGTGGACGTGCTAGTGGTCCTGCACCTTTGATCGACCTGTTTAACTTCGCTGTTGCTATCTTCAAGAAGGCACAGGGTCGTAAGCTGACCTCGCTTGAGTGTCACGACCTGATGTGTAAGATTGGTCAAGTTGTAGTGGTAGGCGGTGTACGTCGCTCTGCTATGATTAGCCTGTCTAACCTGTCTGATGATCGTATGCGCAATGCTAAGTCTGGCAACTGGTGGGACAATGAAGGCCAACGTGCCTTGGCTAACAACTCTGTGGCCTACACTGAGAAGCCAGATGTAGAGTTGTTCATGAAGGAGTGGGCTTCCCTTATCGAGTCCAAGTCCGGTGAGCGTGGCATCTTCAACCGTGTGGCATCCAAGACTCAAGCAGCTAAGAATGGCCGTCGAGACCCAGAGTGGGAATTTGGCACCAATCCATGCTCAGAGATCATCTTGCGCCCGTACCAGTTCTGTAACCTTACAGAGGTTGTAGTACGAGCCACAGATACCATTGACACCCTTTCTGAGAAGGTACGTCTGGCTACGATCCTTGGCACCATCCAAGCCACCTACACTGAGTTCCCCTACCTTCGTAAGGTCTGGAAGGATAACACAGAAGCAGAGCGGCTGCTTGGCGTCTCCCTCACGGGAATTATGGATAACCCTTTGATGACCAGCGAGAATGCTGGCTTGGAGAAGACCCTTGAACATCTACGAAGTGTCGCTGTTAGCACTAACGCAGAGTGGGCCGACCGTCTTGGTATCCCTCAGTCAGCAGCCATCACCTGTGTTAAACCGTCTGGGACGGTATCTCAGTTGGTTGATTCTGCCAGTGGTATCCATGCTCGGCATTCTGAATACTACATCCGTACTGTAAGGGGCGACATCAAAGACCCTCTGACTGACTTTATGAAGGCCCAAGGTATCCCCTGTGAGCCTTGTGTGATGAAGCCAGACAGCACCGTAGTCTTCAGCTTCCCGGTACAGGCACCAAAGGGTTGTGTCACTCGTAACGATATGACAGCCGTAGAGCAGCTTGAGACTTGGCTGATGTACCAACGTCACTGGTGTGAGCATAAGCCTTCTGTGACTATCACAGTTCGTGATGAGGAATGGCTAGAGGTTGGTGCATTCGTTTATAAGTATTTTGACGAAATGTCTGGTGTGTCTTTCTTACCACACTCTGACCATACTTACCAGCAAGCTCCTTACCAAGAGTGTAGCCAAGAAGAGTACGAAGAACTTGCAGAAAAGATGCCAAAGTCTATTGACTGGTCTGGCCTAGCCCTGTACGAACTAGAGGACAATACTTCTGGAATGCAGACTATGGCTTGTTCGGCAGATAGCTGCGAGATTGTGGACATTACTTAATGATTAACGTAGTTCTAAAGCATCACTGTGGTAGTGATTTGACGACGGTAAACTCGGCTCGGGTCTCCTTTTCTAAGGAGTCCGACGCCCTTTCTGCCAAAGACGAAAAGCTGATCCACTACCTAGCAGAGCATGAGCATACGTCTCCCTTCGGTCATGCCTTTGTGACCTTCAAGGTAGATGCTCCTGTCTTTGTAGCACGACAACTGGTCAAGCATAAGTTCTTACGCTGGAACGAGGTGAGCCGTAGATATGTTGACGAAGAGCCTGACATCTACAGCCCTGACTTCTGGCGTACTCGACCAGACAACAAGAAGCAGGGTTCTGGTCAGGCTTTCGAGCGAGACCATCAGCAGTTCCTACAGCAGCAGTATGTAGAAATCATGGATCGTGTGCTGTACATGTATGAGTACATGACCGCCTATGGTGTAGCACCAGAGCAAGCCCGTATGATGCTGCCACAGTCTATGATGACCTCTTGGTGGTGGTCTGGCAGCCTTGATGCCTTTGCTGATATGTGTAAGCTACGACTTGGGCCTGACAGTCAGTCAGAGACCCGTGAGGTAGCCATACAGATCGCAGAGTACATGACTGACCTGTTTCCTATCTCTTGGAAAGCCCTTATGGAGAACGATTAATGCCCTACACTATCATCACTCAGCCCAACTGTCCTGCCTGTCAGGACGCTAAGAAGGAGCTTAGCTTCTCCGCAAAAACTTACGTCGAGGTTGACATTACCCGGTATGAGAACCAGTATATCAAGAACCTGATGAAGTGGTCGGGGCTTGACACAGTACCTCAGATATGGAACCATGAGGGAGATTATATAGGCGGCTATAAGGAGCTACAAGAGTATGACAAAGAACTACGCTAAGTTCGACAAGGAACGCTACGACAAGTTTGATGGCAAAGCTAAGGATGCTCTGGTCAGCTACCTTGAGCAACAAGGACATCATATCAAGCGGGTAAAGGAAGACTACCTTGCTGATGTAGTATCAACTAAGGACGGGGAGACTTTCTACAGTGAAGCGGAAATCAAAACAGCTTGGAAAGAGGGTTGGCCAGAGGACTGGAAAGACCTCCGCATTCCGGGGCGGAAGGCACGGCTCCTACAGAAGCACGCAACGATCACGTTCTTCGTATTTCGTAGTGACCTCCAAGAGTGCTGGATCGTCCGAGGGAAGCAACTGACCCTAGACCAACTCAAAGAAGCCTATGGCCCTAAGATTAGTAAGGGCGAGATGTTCTTTCATATTCCTGTTAAAGAAGCGAAACTAATTCGACATGACGAAAACGGTTGGACGGAAATCCTCCAAGAAGAACCATCAGCCTCAACTACCAAAAAGACCACCACTGGAACCAAAGACGGAACGGCAAAAGCTGTACCTAAACGCACTAAAGACCAGCCCACAGACGATAGTGCTGGGACCAGCGGGGACGGGTAAGACCTACATAGCGGCCAGTTATGCCTCTCAGATGTATCTTGACAAGAACATCGAAAAGATTGTCATCACTAGGCCGCATGTCTCTGTAGGCAAGGAGATAGGGTTCCTCCCCGGTAACGTACTAGAGAAGGCTACACCTTGGGCTATGCCAACTCTAGACGTTCTGGAACAGTGGATGGGGAAGGGTGTTGTCGAAACCTCGTTAAAGAACGGGAATATCGAGATAGCCCCCCTAGCCCTGATGAGGGGTCGCAGCTTTGAGAACAGCTTTATCATTGTAGATGAGGCTCAAAACATCACCACCCATGAGATTAAGATGTTGTTGACTCGGGTGGCAGAAGGGTCTAAGATCGTCCTTAATGGTGACGTTCAGCAGTCTGACCTGAAGGATGCCAATGGTCTAGCAAAGATCGTTGAGCTAAGTCAGAGATACGCTGTGAACGTACCAGTTATTGAGTTTACGATTGACGACGTAGTTAGGAGTGAAGTATGCAAACAGTGGATTTCGATCTTTATGCAGGAGAAGATTTAAATGGAACTCTCGCACGCTAAATGCCCGTCTTGCCGAGAGCAGGGCTTTTCTTACGACACAAAAAAGCAGAGAGGTTTTTGCTATGCTTGTGGAAAATATTACGCAGAGGAAAACATGGACAAAGATTTAGGAGACGAGGGCTTTCAGTTGACACACCCAGACCTGAACAACACTGACAATATCGTAGTAAAGCCTAGCCACTACACACAGTACAAGATAGAACCTGTTACATTTATCATGGAGAACCGTCTCCCCTTTGAGATTGGCAACATAGTAAAGTACGCCTGTCGAGCAGGGCATAAGATGTACCCGGATCAGGACTACACTCAGTCTAGGATCACTGACCTACGCAAGGTCATGCGGTATGCAGAGATGGAAATTAACAGGTTAGAGGGTAAGGAAGTCTTATGAGGATCGTAGCCACACTTATTGGTTTGTTGTTTAGCACTGTTGCTGTAGCAGACCCCACGGGAAAAGCTGTTGCTGATATTCGTGACATAGCTTCCCTTATTGCAGCAGACTACAATGAGTGTGGTGTGGTCCAGATGGAAAAGGCCATCGACTACCTAGAGGCTATG